GGTGACCAAGCTCGATTAGAAGAAGCACTTAATAATGTTCAAGACTCTTTCTGGGTAAGTAAGATTGTGGAACAGGTTGCTAGATGTGACGAGGCTGAGAAAAGAACTGATATGACCGGAAGTGTTAATAACGATACTATTCCAAAAAATAGAATAGAAAGTATTCTTGGTGATGTTGATCGTACTGTTTCAACTTCTGATTTTCGACAAACTTTAAAAACTTGGACAGAAATTTATATTTACGAAACAGATAGATTAGCGATGCATCTATATGTGCCTAATTATCGTAATCCTGAACAGGCTAGATACAGATTTAATAGAGAAGGTGCAGAGTTTATACAGGCACTGCCAGGACCGGCTGACGTTGCTGTAGGAACACGTTTATTCCTAGAAACAAATCATAGGTAAAACATTTCCCCCTGTTATTCTTAAGAAAAGGATTGTAAATTTGCAATGGCAGTAACCTACTTTCAAGACACAATATTTTTTACTGATACGACTCTTTCCGCACCGGGAGATGGAACGGTATTACAAGTAGCTTCTAATAATTTCTTTGCTACAAAAAGTTATACTTTGACAGTAACAGTTGCGGATATTGATACTAATGTAGTTGTTCGTTTAGATGGAAGTATTGATGGAACTAATTATGCTCCAATTATTGCAGCTCAGACAATAACTTCTAATGGGACTTCTGTTTATAGTGTTGCTGATAGACCAGTTAAATTTGTAAAAGCAGTGTTTGTTAGTGAGTCTGGAGGAGATAATTCCGCAACAGTTTTATTTAATTTAGCTGCTTTATAGATGTCTGTTTTACCAAGAACACAACTTGGATATACTCTAGGTTTAAAAAGAGATAAAAATATTTATGGACAAGGTGAAAAGCTTGCTAAGAACCCTTTTGAGCAAAGTAGAGGTCGTACTAGAATGGCAGGAGATAGACGAGTGGATATCTTCACTGCGGAAAGGGATTACATGAGAGCCCCAACTGTTAGAGGAGACTTCTTGCCTAATCGTTTTGTAGCTTCCGTACCTGTATCTAGATTGGAGAATTCTGATGGCTAAAGGAAAAATGCCTCCCCAACTTCTTGAATATTTTAAGAACAAAAATAAAAAGAAAGAAGATGGTGAGAAAATGACTGATAAAGAAAAGCGTAAGGAGGCTTTAGATAAGGCTAAAGATGCTAAGTCTAAAAAAATGAAAAAAGAAGAAAAATCTGAAAAATAAGGAAAAAAACCTTCCTATATAATTAAACTAAGCCTCTCAGAAAGTAAAAGTGTCAAGCAGTAGTTCAAACAAACAACCATTAATGGTGGATCGCCCAGCAACCGCCTCCACATTATGTACGGTTTCTTCGGGTCAATCTTTCTTAACTAGTTTGATTCCTACAGCGGTTGGTAATGCTACAAAGGTATTTGATGTTGACTCAGCTTTGACTGATACAGCTATTAGTGGTGCTTATGTAGATGAAATATTTTTTAGATATACAAAAAGAGTTTTACAAACAATTGATGCTGTAACGGCTCCAACAGGAACATATTCTGCTAATAGCACTACTTGTACAGTTACATTATCTTCAGGACATAATTTAGAAATTGGACAAAAAGTATTTTTAGATTTTAAAACTTACAGTTCAGGAACAGTACCAAAAGATGATGAATTTACAGTTTTGGATACTGTTAATTTCACAAGCACTACTTTTGATGTAACAATTCCTTCTTTAGGCGGAACAATTACAGGAAATGTAGATATATCATTACCTACCGATTTTTGTTTTTATCTTGTAAACACAGGAACAATTACGAATATAAATCAATTTTTCCCTTTATTTGTTGCAAGTATTGATTCTAGTCAGCAATATTACAGTTTAACTTTAAATGAGATATTGCCATTAATAAATCATCCAACAGTGCAAGCCGGATCTAATTTTGGTTCAGCAAATAATGAAATAGCTCCAAAACAAAGAGGCTTGATGTTGAAGAGAGGACAGGCTTTGTATGTAGCAGCAAGTGGAGCCACTGCTTTAACTAACGGATTTTATTGTAATGTCCAAGGTGGATTCTATTAAATAGAATGGCATTCGAAATCAAAGGGTTTGATCAATCATCAAATTTTGATTTTAAGAAAAAATTTAAAAAATTTGATACTAAACCTAAAGAACCTAGTGTATATCCAAGGGGATCTGATGGTTACGTATTGGAAAGTGAAGTTAAATTTTATAATCAAGATTCTTTATGGACAAGATGGAGAAGAGGATATGAATTATATACATTTACACAACAGATATTAGGATCAACTTCTAAAGAAAGGGATAGAAGAGGAGACTATAGGTTATTTTTTACATTTCAACAGTTTCCCGGAGTTTTTATTCCGGCAAGAATATTTACTTTTCCTTCTACAAATCAAGAATTAGGTGAGCATATATGTGGCATGAGGGACACAGATGGGTTTAGTTTTTATGAATTTGGATTACCAATATTAGAAGTTAGATATTTAGCACCATCTGTAAGTGCAACTTATTCACAAAGTGGCACTTCATTAGTAGTAACAAAATCTGATCATGGATTATTTCCCGGAGATTCTGTTTTCTTAGATATAACAACTGGAAATGCTATTGACGAAACATTAACAATTATAAGTAAAACACAGAATACATTTACGGTCACAGCATCTAATTCTTTAACGACTTCAGGCAATGTAACTTATCATAATTCCACAGCATTTAATGACACTAGATGGAGATTTGTCAGAGTTAAATTAAGAACTTTACCTACTGAAGTTGCATTCTTAGCTGGGGAAAGAATGGCTGACAGAATTATTGAAAAAGATCCGGGAATTGCATCAACATATTCTAGATCAGGATCAGAAGTTACTGTTACTTGTAGCTCAGTTCATGGTTTATCTACAGGAAATAAAGTATTCTTGGATGTAAGTACAGGAAATGTCCCCTCTGGAAGATATACAATAGAAGTTACCTCTACCACTGAATTTAAAGTTACAACATTAACTAGTGGAACAACTTCAGGAAATCTAACTTTAAGTAGATTATTAAGAGGATTTAGATATGACGATTATGTAGGATATACAGTGACTGGATCTGATGCAAATACTAATGAAATTATATTTCAGAAAGCAGATAGCTATGGAGCAAAAACTGTAGACACAGTTGCTAAAACAACAGTACCTGCTCATAGAGGATTTGCTGTAGGTAGATTTTTAACTACAGAATTAAGATGGAATTGCTCTTGTCAGGACTTTTCTAGAAGAGATAGTTATGATTTATTTAGTACAAAAAATCATGAGAAATTTCCAGTCACAGCATTAAGAGATACAAAACCTGGTAACGTGCTACAGGCAGATGGAACTTTGTCAGAAGAAAGAGATATTCCTGGTACTTTTAGAGATCTAGGATACGTAACTATAAATAATTTTTATGAATTACCAGAATATGAAGATGAAAAAGAATTTTCTTTCCAAAATTTACTTTATTATCAATTACGTTGGTGCAAACATATTTATGCAGCTATGTGGTCACTTGTACATGATGAAGGTAATGAGCCACTTAAGTTAGCAGCTAAATACACTCAGTCTGGGATAAATATTACCGTTACTTTTGAAAATCATAATTTAAATAAAAACGATAAAATTCAATTAAATTTTACAAGTGGAAATGCTATCTCAGGAGAATATACAATTACTAATGTCCCAGATCCAAATAGTTTTGTAGTAATATATCCTTTTGCTGAGACTACTAGCGGTTATGTAACTGTTGAGAATTTAAAAAAACATGAATATGTAGGAGCATGGTTATTAGAACCAAATGACAAACCTATAGGTAAAGGATTAGAAAATTGGGAAAAAAGATGGGCAAAAGAAAAAAGAAAAATGCAAGAAGCTGTTGAAATATTTGCTTTATATAATAGGTCTACAAAATGGGAAGGAAATAAAGAAATTATTGGAAATTTTAATAATAAACAAAACGTAGCAAATTTTGATCCTTCTGTTGTAGCTATGACTTTGACAGATAGTTTAAAAAGAGATGCAGGCGGAAATTTAGACAGAGATGGTGCATCTTTAAATACTACAAATAGATTAATAGCAATGGTAAATAAATTATTTAATAAAGCTCCAACTGTTTTAGATGATATTAAATTTGGAATTGTAAATAAACCATTAATAGAATTTACTGATGCGTTTGAGTCAGGATTAATTAAAGCAGGGGATTATATAAATGGAGAGTTAGTAGATTCCGCTGTAAATACTAGTGATCTCGATGCAAGCACGTATAGTCCAGATACTGCTCAAGATACAGTAGTAGATGCGGGACTTTATATTAATGTGGAAAGTTAATTATGGCAGTACAAATTCAAACTAGAAGATCAAGCACACAAAATGACAGACCCTTCCCAACGAGATTAGGAGATGGAGAATTAGCTTTAAATAATAATAGTGTTAGTCCCGGATTATTTTTTGCAGATAACACTGCATCTCCGAGTACTGGATTAATAAAAGTAGGTCCAGTACATATCGGAAATACTGCACCTAATACTTCTGCGGCCGGATTTACATCCTCAAGTAAGGGAGAAACTTGGCTAGATACAAATAGTACTCAAATATTTAAAATTTTTGATGGATCAGTATTTCAATCTGTAAAAGCAGTAGCATCTGTTTCTTCAGGACAACCGGCTAATCCTATTGATGGACAATTACACTGGGATACAAGTGGAGGCGGTAGTGGAGTTTTAAAAATATATTTAGCCTCTAGTTCTTCTTGGGTAAATGTTTAATTAGTGTGATTTAATAAATGATCTAAAATTCTATCTAATTTAGTATGTACACCTTGCATTTCTCTTAGAAAATCTTCTTTTAATACGTAATCATGAATAACGCTATTTTTTAAATCATCAACTTCTCTTTGAATTCTATCAAATTTTCTATCTATTTTTTTATTAAAATTACCTAAAGCCTTACTGATGCCAGCGAAAGCACCAATACTACCTGATATTATTGCAGCAATTACTTGAGGTTCCATACTTTTATTATAATGGTAGGCACAGTTTAAAATAGATATTAATAGAGGTTTATTATGTCTACTGCCTACGAACCAAATATACAAGGAGCTATTGCAGTCTTACGAGACTTGATGATAGCAAATAGTTTTACGATGACTCGTGAACCATATGAACCTAATTACAGAGGTTTGGTTGATGCTGTTATTGATTTAAAAGAAGGATTTCCAACTTTTGCTCCATTACAGGTTGGATTTGATGCCACTGCATTTGAAAATGTAACTGAAGGAGATGCTTTATATATGAGAACAAGTGATGGTCAAGTTGGTAAAGCTAGTGCATCAAATGGTCTACAAGAGAATGCTCAAGTTGTAGGATTTGCTAATGCAGATGCTTCGGCAAATGCAACAGTAAAGGTAATTGTTATTGGATTAAAAACAATGTCTGGTTTGGATGCAGGAGATTTATATTTTCTTTCTCCATCAACAGCAGGAGCTATAACTTTAACACCACCTTCTTCTGCTGGACAAGCTGTAGTAAGAGTAGGAGAGGCATCTACTGCAACACAGTTTGCAATTCGAATTGAACCACCTATCAAATTAAGCTAATGGCAAGTGTAGAAGCTCTCGCACCATATCAACCTAATGCACAAGGTCTTACAGAGGTTTTAATTGATTTAAAATCTACAATGCCTAGTCAGACAGTATTTAAGGTTACTGGATATGAGACTACGTGTTTTGAAAATGTTACTCAAGGTGATGCAGTTTATGCAAGAGCAAGTGATGGTCAGGTAGGAAAAGCTATTGCAAGTGACACCTTTGATAAGGCTTGTGTTGCAGGAGTTGCAGAGACTACGAAACCTGCCGGTCAATCGGTTAAAGTGATTGTTGCTGGCATAGTTGCCACTTCTGGTTTAAATGCAGGCGATCAATATTTTTTATCGGCAGCTTCTGCAGGAGCAATTGTTGAAACACCTCCATCTACAGCTGGTCAATATGTAACAAGAGTAGGAGAAGCTGGTAGTACTGGTCAATTTATAGTTAATGCTGAACGACCAATCCTTTTAAGCTGACAGTTTACTAGACGTAAAATAAATATAACTAGCAATTCAATAATCTTTGAATTGTATCGGATTATAAAATGGCAACAAGAAAGGCACTTGTTTTAGTTTCAGGTCTATTTCAGGAGTTAAATTCTTCTTCTGATAAATTAGATTTTGCTGGAAATAGTACAACCGATTTAAGCGAAGGTTCAAATCAATATTTCACAACATCTAGAGCTAGAAACTCAATATCTGTAACTGATAGTGGTGGGGATGGATCTCTAGCTTACAACAGTACTTCAGGAGTAATTACATATACAGGACCCTCTGCATCTGAAGCTAGGGCACATTTTAGTGTTGCTTCGGGATCGGGATTATCATACAACTCAAGCACTGGAGAGTTTGGAACATCTGCAATCCCAAATAGTCAACTTGCGAATGATGATATAACAATAGGAAGTACAGCAGTTGCACTTGGAGCCAGTCAAGGAACTTTCACAGGACTGACTTCTTTAGCTTCTACAACTTTAATATCTGGAGTAGCTGATGCAGCAAACTCTATAAAATTAGCTAGTGGAAATATAACTTTCGAAGGATCTACAGCAGATGCAAATGAAACAATCCTAACCGCAGCTGATGCATCAGGGGGAGATAAAACTCTAACTTTACCCAATGAAACTGGAACAATATTATCTACAGCATCTTCAATTGCTAACAGTAATTTAGCTAACTCCGCTGTCACCATTGGCTCGACTCAAGTAAGTCTTGGAGGCACAGTAACTACTTTTGCTGGATTATCCTCTTTAACTTCTACAACTTTAGTTGGAACTACGTTAATATCTGGATCAGCTGATGCAGCAAATTCAATAAAAATTGCAAGTGGAAATATTGTTTTTGAAGGGTCTAGTGCAAATGATTTTGAGACAACTCTTACGGTAACTAATCCAACAGCGGATAGGACAATTACATTTCCAGATGCAGCAGGCACCGTAGTTTTATTAGGATCTTTAAGTGTAGCTGCTGGATCAGGATTAAGTTATAACAGTGGAACTGGACAATTTGGAACTAGCTCCATACCGAATGCTCAATTAGCTAATAGTCAAGTAACTATTGGTAGCACAGCAGTTGCTTTAGGAAGCACCGTTACAACTTACACTGGATTATCCTCAATAACTTCGACTGCTGTAGTTACAAATGATAGCGGATTTAGAGTTAGAAATAATAGTGATAATACAAAAATATTTGCTTTAGATTGTTCTTCTATATCAGGAAGCACAACAAGGACATTAGTTGTTCCTGATTCAAATGGAACAATAGCAACTCAAGCTTATGTTCAGGCTCAGATTACCGCTGAAGATCTTGACATAACCACAGATTCTGGAACGATTGCTATCGATTTAGATTCTGAGACTCTACAGCTATCAGGAGGTACTGGTATTGATACAAGTGCTTCTGGTAACACAGTTACAGTGGCTGTAGATTCGACTATAGCAACTGAAAGTTTTGCTACCGCAATAGCAGTGGCGTTAGGATAGTATTATGGCAACCCAAGTTCAATTTAGAAGAGGAACAACAGCTGAGCACTCAGGATTTAAAGGTGCTGACGGTGAAGTAACTGTAGATACTTCTTTAAAAACTGTTGTTATACATGATGCAATAACAAATGGTGGTTTTCCAGTTTTAAGACAGGATGGATCTAATTCACAATTTGAAAGAGGATCAACAACAAACTGTGCTTTAAAATTTGCTGGAGATTTCAATACAGGAATTATAAGCCCAGCTGCCGACGAGATTGCATTAGTTACTGGTGGGTCTAGTCATCTTACAATAGATGCTAATGGAGCTGCTACTTTTACAGGTAATGTTCAAGTTAACGGAACTTTATCAGTAACAGGTAACTTCGATTCCGGAGAAAACTTAGCATTAATTATTGCTTTAGGATAATATGGCAAACACCTTCAAAATCGATACGAAATCAAGTTGTGTAACTGATGCACATACTAGCACTAATGCAAATGTATTATCAGCTGGTGGTTCTGCTACATTAGTTCTTTTAAGTATTCTTGTTTCTAACAAAACAGGAGCAAGTGCTGATGTGGATGTTTTCTTAGTAACTAATACAGGAGATGATGTTTTTCTTTTAAGAAATGCACCAATACCAGCTGGATCTTCACTTGAATTAATTAGTGGATCAAAAGTAATTATGGAAAGCAGTGATGTTTTAAGAGTTAGAACTGATACTGCTAGTGCTATTGATGTAGCAGTAAGTTATTTAGAGCAGACCTAAAATGGGATTATCAGTAAATAACGATCTTGTAAATTTATCTGATAATTTTGAAAGTCTTAAGGCAAAGGTTGAGGCTATTGAAATTATAGTTTATGGTGAAAAGGTTCTCGAATTAGATGATTCTACTTGGGAAAATATTAGAAAAAAAAGAGATTATATTTTAAAATCTACAGATTGGACAGTCATACCTGGATGCTCTGTTGATCAGGCACAGTGGTCCGCATATAGACAGAATTTAAGAGATATTCCTCAGACATATACAGTAATTACAGATGTCACATGGCCGACTCAACCTTCTACTTCAGGACCTAATAGTTAGAAAGTCCCATATTTACTGAGCTTAAAATAATTAAAGAAATTAAGAAGACTTCTAGTTTAATCTGCTATGCCATATATTGGAAATACTATTCGTGCTGCTGACGATTATAGATTAATTGATGACATAAGCAGTGGATTCGATGGAAGCGAAACATCTTTTGCATTACAAGTTGCTGGTTCTGCTCCAGTACCTTTTCCAAAATCACCTCAACAAGTTTTAATATCAGTAAACGGAGTTATTCAAGAGCCTGATCCTACTGGATCTTCAGGATTTAACTTAGTTGGCACAAATATAGTTTTTAGTTCTGCTCCTACAAATGGGCATGCATTTTTTGGAATAATATATGCGACTGCTGATTACCTAAATGCAGGTGGTAACTTCCCTGCAGGTAGTTTAGGTGCTCCATCTATTACGTTCATTGGAGATGAAAATACTGGTTTATACAGAAAAGGTTCAGGTAGTATCGGGTTTGTTGCAGATGCTACTGAGATTGCAAATACTGATAGTAATGGAATAACTATTTCATCTGGTGATTTAATTTTAGGTGATAATCGCAAGGCAAAGTTTGGTGCTGGTGATGATCTACAAATTTTTCATGATGGAAGTAACTCATTTATTAATGAAGTAGGTACTGGTGGTTTATTTATCCGAGCTCAAAATACTTTTAATGTACAAAAAGCTGGCACATCAGAGTTTATGATCAAAGCCACTTCTGATGGGTCAGTAGAGCTATATCACGACAACAGTAAAAAGTTCGAGACTACAAGTGCTGGAGTAAGTGTTACAGGAACTATTACATCTACTGGCACAGCTAGTGTTGCTGATGGTCATGTACAATGCCAACTTGATAGCGGTAATGGACGATTACAATTATTTAATGGGTCAGATGCAATAACAGTAGACATTCAAGGTAGTGCTGGAAATGTAAGGATTGTTGATAATGGTAAGTTTCAAGCTGGTAGCAGTAATGACCTAGAAATTTTTCACGATGGTAATGACAGCAGAATTGCAGATAGTGGGACTGGTGATTTGATAATGATGACAAGCAGACTGCAAGTTAATAATGCTGCTGATAGTGAAGCAATGATTAACGCAGTACAAGACGGAGCAGTAGAGCTATACCACGACAACAGTAAAAAGTTTGAGACTACAAGTGCTGGAGTTCATGTTTTAGGAACTCTTGAAGGAGATAATTTAAAAGCTTCTAACCCTGGTAGTAATGCTTTACTTATACAGAATCCTTCTAACGGAATAATTGGTTTTGGTGCTAATAATCAAACTAATCAAGTTACTATCTCTACTGATGGGCATTTAGGAATACCAACTGATACGGGAAGATTAAGACTTGGTGCGTCTGAAGATTTACAAATTTATCACGATGGCTTTAATAGTAGAGTTGAAGATACTGGAACTGGTCATTTAATTCTTGAAACAAATGGTGCTGGAGTACTTATACAATCAAGTAACGGACAAAATTTGGCAAAGTTTTTTACAGGAGGTGCAGCAGAGTTATATCATAATTATTCAAAGAAAGCAGAAACAGTATCAGGGGGATTTACAGTTACAGGTACTTGTACTGCAACAGCTTTTTCTGGAGATGGTTCAAATTTAACAGGCATTTCATCAGGAGCTATATCATCAATAGCTAATGATGGTGCAAATAGACTTTTAACATCTGATGGAGATGGTACAGCTACTGCTCATCAAGATTTTAATGTTGCAAATCAAAGATTAACTTGTAGGCACACATCCTCTGGTACAACTTATCCATTATTCTTACAAAATAGAACTAATGGTGATTCAAGAGTTGGTATCCAGATGATAGCAACTGGATCTGACATTAGTGATGGACAATTTGCATCAATAGAAGCAAGAGGACAACTAGCTGGTAATACAAGCCATCAATTAGTTTTCAAAACTTGTACAAGTGGTGGCACTCCAACTGACAGGCTTAATATTGATATAAATGGTAATACATTACCTGGTGCTGATAATACTTATAATTTAGGATCTAGTTCAGTACGTTGGGCAAATGTATTTACCGCTGACCTTAAATTATCAAACAAAGGATCACAAAATGATGTGGATTCAACGTGGGGTAATTATACAATACAAGAAGGACATGAGGATCTTTTCTTGATTAATCATAGAACAGGCAAAAAATTCAAATTTAATCTAACGGAGGTATCGTAATGGCTTTTAGAGGTACTAATGCAGCAACGGCATGGTGTAATTTTAACCAAGGTAGTATAAGAGAAGATTTTGGTGTTAGTTCTGTTACAGATAATGCTACTGGTAATTACACTGTAAATTTTTCTACAAGTATGGGCGATTCAAATTATGCTGCTGTTTTTACTAGCGGTAATCAAGCAAACGCACCTGCTGGTACTGCTTTCGGTTCGACATATTCAGCTACTTCTTGTCAAATCTACATCACTGGTCTATATCAAGCAATAAATAGACTATCTGATGCTTCACTTACGTGTGCTGCATTCTTTCAAGGATAAACTATGCCAAACTCAGACAAAAGAATTGTATATACAGATGACGACGGAAGTCTTTGTATTATTATTCCATCTAATAATTGTGGTTTAACAGTTGAAGAGATACAGGAAAAAGATGTACCAAGTGGTAAGACATCTTATATTATCAATAAAGATGATGTCCCTACCGACAGAAGCTTTAGAAATGCTTGGACTTATACGGAGTAATTTATGGGATTTGGTACAGATATGGCAAAAGCCAAAGAAATTCACAGAGATCAAATTAGATATGCAAGAGAATCAAAACTTGCAGAACTTGATGTTGAATTTCAAAGAGCATTAGAGACTTCAGCGGATACAACTGCTATTGTGGCAAAAAAACAAGCATTAAGAGATGCACCTGCTGATAGTGCGATTGACGCAGCTACAGATGAAGCTGGATTAAAAGCACAATGGAATTCATCAATACTCGGTGATTCACCATATGATTAAATATAGTCCTTGGTAAAATTAGCCATTTTAAACTAGATATATCAAAACTAGTTATTTAGATGGCATACATAGGAGCAGAACCTGTACCAGGTCAGAATAGAGAAGTTGATGACATATCAAGTGGTTTCAACGG